AATGGTATAAGTTTTTTGATTCGACGTACTGCTTGGAGTACGGGACAAAATAGCCGAGTCAGTTTTATTAAACCGGATTGACTGATCAATCTCGTAGCCAGCACCGCCAGCCGCCTTGGATGTGCCTTGGATGATCGACATTAGGCGAACACCGCACTGGTCACGACGTATACGTTTGTGCCATCGCTGTAATAACTGAGCCAGTACGTACCAGCAACACTGATCGTGGTGGCAAGGTTAGCATCTCCCTTGGTGTTCGCATGAAGGCTGATTGCATGACCACCGCTGTTAACCAGTAGGATGTTACCTGTTTGCCCAGCGGTAATGTTGGTGAACGTCAGCGCCGCCGCTCCCGCTGGTGTGCTTTTAAAGTTATTAGTTATATTGAGATCAAAAGACAAATCATTGTCCGTGGTGATCGTGCCACGTTGGCTAAGTGTAAAGGTCTGCAAAGCATCTGTGACGGCAATGTCAGCGTTGAATGCTTCTACATTGGTACCAATGACCAGACCCAGGTTTGTACGCGCGTCTCCGGCTGTACCAGCCCCTGTACCGCCCTGTGCTACGGTAAGATCAGTTGTAAGGCCAGTGATGGAGGTTATATCGCTGTTAGCTCCACTGGCAGCAGCGCCTAGAGAAGTACGTGCAGCACCAGCACTGGTAGCGTTTGTACCGCCGTTAGCCAAGGGGAGAGTTCCTGTAACTTGGCTTGTCAGATTAATGTTACCTGTTAGCTCACTAGCAGCTACCGCTCCCCATTCAGGATCAGTACCGTCAGAGCGGAGTACGGTATTGTCTGCACCTATGGCAAGCCTACCAAGGACTGAAGCACCTTTGGCAATTATATCACCGCGAGTGGTAGTAGGATCACTGATGCCACCCAACGCAGCAAGAGCAGCACTAGCACTGGTCTGCCCAGTACCACCTTTGGTAATTGGAATCGTTCCTGTACTGACCACCACAGAACCCGTAGACTGATTAACAGCTATTGGGCTGGTAGCGGTGATGCTAGCAACGCCTGACAATGCAGAGGCCAATGTTGACTTACGCACCTTGTTAGTCGTACCAGCACTGATGTCTACAATGGCAAGAACATCATCGTCTGACAGTTCTGACTCTGACAGTTCTGTAAGATCAGTGATCTTTTTATTAGTAGCCATTTAACCCTCCAAGAAGGTAAAATTAACCGTTGCTGTACCAATGGTAGCTACTTTTTCACCGTCAGTTGCAGTAGGAGAGCTATCACCCCTGATGACAAAGCATTCTGCATCTGCTGGTGCTATCAGGGTACCTGCTGCTGTGGCCGTAGGGTTACCGTTGATCACGATATTTACATTAGCACTCGTAGCGATCCTGACAATGGTGCAACCAAACGGGGCGCGTCCGCTCTGTCCGCTTGTGCCGCCACTGCTCACGTTTGCACTGCTAATGATTCTAGAAGCAATATAATTTTGGTATGCCATAGTCTAAGCCTTTATGTTTTTGTCGGAGTTCATTTCAAAACCAAGCTCAATACCCTTAAGCTTAAGCTCTTCGCGTTTCATAGCCATGTCGTGTTCAACCTCAACACGTTCTAGTTCTAGCTTGGCAGCTTTAATTTCAAGCTCCTTAGCTTTTACTTCTGCTTCCATCTGGCTGGCCTGTGCCTGTGTGAGCATGGCCTGTGCTTGCGCCTGTGCTAGCTGTTCCTGTGGGCTAGGCTGCTTAGGCTGGGGCGGAGGCGGCTGAGTTACAAACTTGTCTACGTTCTTGATGCCCATCTCGTCGGCAATTTCTTTGACCAGGTTATAGACATTATCCGCTTGGACAATTCCTTCCGTCTTGTCGCCTACTTTTTCAATCAAACTGGCAAAGTTGCTAATGTTCTGTAGCCTGATATCCTGATCTCCATAACCTATGCCTACTTCTATGCTAACATCAAGGTCTTCCCGCCAGCTGGACGGATCAATCTCTGTATAGGTATTGTTGAACCTGACTACTTTCTTTCGATTCTCATAACGCTGGATAAGATTGTATATCTGCTTAAACATATTGCGAACACCAGTGTCTGCAAATATCCTAGCGATAAGCTCCAAGCGCCCCTGAGAGTTCGTCATAGCAGCGGTAACAGCACCTGTGGTCACATGTGTCTTCAGTACGTCTGCTGAAAGACCCTGTGTCTGTGGGTTGACCCCTGTGCGTCCCGTCTTGATGTTGTCCCAATATTCAAGCATCTGGAACGCCGCTGGCTGCAAAGCGGGAGTCTGGATAGGCTGGAGAGCGTTCAGACTACGCGTGCGGACAATACCACCGGGACGGCTGGTCAACAGGTCGTCTACATTGACCTGTCCTTCAACGATCTGGAACCTGCCATTGTTCGCCAAGTACATGTTGTCTAACAGGTTGCGCGTTAGGGTAGACCTGATTAGCTGAATATCCTGTACCGTTTCTGCTACACTAAGCCCGTAGAACTTATGCGGGATCGGAATAGGACAGACAGAGCTGAACGGGATGTAGTCAATAGGCTCACAGTCTAGTACTTCTGAACCACTGCTAAGAATCCTGTGCAGGACACTTATACCAGACCCATCCATGTCAAGCTTCATGTACGATTCGTTGACCATCACCAAGACTTCAGAGTCAACTGCTGCTTGGTTAGGGTACGCATTAGTAGAGTCGTAAGAATGACGCGCCATGTACTCTTGGCTAGTCGTTACATCGTCTGCCCCACTAGTATAGCCGGGCAAGCTATCTACCAAGTCTACGTCATAGCCCATTGCTATAAGATCAGACCTAGACTTGTGCGAACGGTGACAAATAAAGCGTGCATCTTCCAGAGTCTTAGCACCACGGTCAATTAGAAATTCTTCCGGTGGTACGTTTTCTATAGTTACCTTGCCGTCCATAGTAGTTCTAGCATAGGTAACATCGTGAGATATTTCTTCCATTTCCATAGTCTCTCCCTGCATAGGAGCAGGAATGTCTATGATATTTACTGTTTCTGTATGTTCGATAATCTCTAGTTCTTCGTCCTGTTCAAGAAGATTAAACTCCTGATCAGTCAGGTTCTCATAGGACTCAGTTGTGGTCTTTTCTACATCTTCCCAGTAGTGCTTGACCACCCCGACCTTTTGCATCAGGGCGTCGAGGAACATATTATACAGGATCATAAATCCATCGTTCTGCTTGTAGAACACATGGTTTATGTAATTAGTGGCTTGCTCTGCTGTTTCTACATCTTCCGGTCCTTCGGGGATGTACTTTACAACCTTGTCACCAGCGGTGAAGATACGCATCAAGCTAGGCATCATCCACATCAGGGTGTCTTGAACATCGGTGACAACTACTTGGCTACGACCGTCCTCCTCATTGCCAAAGGGTTCACCATAGAAATACTCCATAGCAGTAGCTTGCTGGGCGCTAATCTCAGAGTCTAGGTAGTCTGAACTACCATTGATCTCGCTATCTACCAGCGATAGGATTTCCTGATCGTCTAGTTCTCTAGCCACAATATTAAGCCTTTTTCTTTTTCTTGGGGAATCCAGCTTTCATGTTAGCATAGGCTTTGGGAGTAATCGTGCTTTTCTTTTTGGACCGAGAAGTCCCTGCTTTTTTACGTTTGTTCATGTTGGCGTATAAGCTCATCAGACTATCCCTACGTTTGAATATTTTATTTCGGTATCGTAACTATATTTACGGTACATAGATTTGTTTTTAAGCTGCTCTCCAAAACGTCCTACACTGAGCGCTGCATAGCGCATCGAGCTTAGGAGGTCGTCTTTGATAGCAACCACTTTTCCATTTTTCCTGTGATAGAGCCTAAGCTCTTCAAGAGTTTCTTGACAGGACTCAAAGATTTGCAAACGACCAGTTTCAAAACGTTGCAGAAGCTCGCTGATCCCCGCTTCAATAGAGTTGTTACCTTTACCACTTCCACTGTCTCCTTCTGCTGGCGGGTTGCTAAAATGGCTAACCAGCATACAGACACCTAAGTCCCTGTACTGCTGTGCTAGCTGTATCCCAGACCCCTTATCGTGCTGTAGACCATCGTGCGGGAAGGCTACGGGGATACCAGGAGTCCTGGCGTTTACCACAGCGGCATGTGTCAATGGTGTTTCCTTTGACCGCCTGTATTCGTCATAGACATAGATTATGTCGTCATCTGCATCGTAGGCCACCCAAGTGACGGCTGTTGGATGATCGAAACCAAAGTCAATTGCTGCCAACCTGGGAAAATGTTCTGGAAGGTCAAAATCTTCACAGACTACATCTTCTTCACTGACCGGATAGACAAGCCCTGAGCCAAACACAGGGATACCCTTGGAACGCATGTCGCGCTCTGCTGGGCTATAGACTGCCAGCAACTGTTCCTTGGTCTTCTCATCAAGGTGATCTACATCGTCCCACGTGGCCGTGGTTATGCTCTGCCCCGGTTTAAGGTCATTCAGGAACGCACTGACCACGTTGGTCATCCCACGCTCAGGGGTGAACGTCATGTAGACTATACCATTTGTATCAGCTGTTCTGGTGATGCACTGACTGAAGATTTCCTGCTTAGGTTCCTCATCCAGCCAGACAACATCTATGGCCTCGCCCATGAACTTCTCAAAGCCCTGCTCATAGGCCTTGAAGCTGATCTGGGAGTTACCCCCCGATTTGTGCAAGACCAACACACTGCTGAATGCATTGGGAACACCGGGCTTGCGCGTGGTTTCTACAATGTTGGCTAATGGTACAGCACCCGTTCCTTTGAGGCTAGGGTCTTGGGGATTGCCAAAGAGTTCCTTCTGGATGATGTCTCTGGTGGTATCGTTGGACTCACCAGCTGCCCAGACACGCACTGGTTTGTTGAACCTGCGTCCCTGCCACCAATCGGGATATTCACCTGTAAGATGGTATGCCGTTTCTACAGCACCACAGTAAGTTTTACCTACCCGGTTAGCCGCCATCAGGATGCGCTGTGCGCCAGTATTGCCCTCCATGTGGAACTTAGTCTGGTAGTCGTAGGGCTTGTACTGCTTGATCCTGGTTGTCACCTGTCGATGCTCTTTTTCGCGCAGAAGCTCTAGGACAGCTGATTTATCCACCGATTTTAACTACATTGCTCAGCAAGGCTATCTGTGCATCTAGCTCGTCGTCAGACAACTCATTGACTTCTTTAACCGTAGTTTCCTGCTTGTGGACTGCATCGTAACCTGCCCTAGACAAAATGTCCCTTGCAGCATTGAGCCTGACGTTCTCTGAGTCAGCTTCACGCATCAGCTTCTCTAGGACAGCTACGGCCAAGGTAGCAGTCTCACTGACCTTCTCCTTGATGCGCTTTTCAATGTGGAGCCAAAGGTG